GACCCTGGTGGCGAAACAAACTTTGGCATCAGCAAGCGGAGCTATCCCAACCTGGATATTAAGAACCTGACCCGCAAGCAAGCGGCAGAAATTTATGAGCGCGATTTTTATAACAAGGTGCGCGGCGATGACTTGCCCCTGTGGCTGGCCTTGTTGGTGACTGACTTTGCGGTGAACGCTGGCATCGGCACGGCAGTCAAAAGATTACAGCGCGTGGTTGGTGAAACCGATGACGGTATCTTGGGAAAGAAAACCATTGCCGCCTGCGCTAACAAGCCGCCGTTTATTTTGCGCCAAACGTACACCGAAAAACGCTTGAAATACTATACAAACCTGGTAGCCCAAGAACCTTCTATGGCCAAGTTTATAAAAGGCTGGCATCGCCGCACGCGAGAATGTGACAGCCTGGCCAGCAGCCTGATTTAGATTGTGGATATTTCCATTTTGGAAATGACCACTTGTTGCATTTTTTAGCAAGGGTGCTAACCTGAGGCTTGAGACCGCATCCTCAAGTTTTGGTTTGTACCCCATTCCAGAACTGACGTTACCGCCCAGTGCTTGACTCCCGTTGAAAATTGGGCGGTAACTCTCTTGCATCATATATTTCCCTGATGTATATTCCCCTTAGAGGCTCTGCTCACGTCATCCTCGTTTAAGACTCTACCAAGAGCGTTTGGCCAGTTGAGCAAAAACAAGTCGCTGGCCAGATTGATTGATTGACAGCATTGTAAGATTTAGATAATCTTTAGAAGAACGGGTAAAATCCTGACGCTCAACAACTTCTCCGTGTTGAATGTTCTTTACTGTTCTCCCTTGGTGCGTGTAGCCCCGCGATAGGAAACTGTTGCGGGGTTACATGTTTTTAATCTTTATCAAAAACAATTCCCAACGCGCCTCTGGTATTGTGGCCATGCTGTTGCCGCTTTTGGCCTCGTAAGTCTGCCACGCCCGCACTGTAATGCCAACAATTTTAGCCGCCTGTTTCTGGGTTAAGCCAGCACGCAACCTTACTTCTTTAATCATTAGCGGGGATGGGAGGGTCATTCTTTCTTTCCCTTATTCTCTGTAAGCCGCTTGCAACCATGCGTACAATTCATACTTTGTGCTGATTGGCCAGTGAAGTCGATCTTCGGCAAGGTGGATGTGCTTGGTTGGATATGATTGCCACAGTATCCTATCCCTGGCCACGCTTATCACCAGCTTCCCCGTTGGTTCAATTCCAACGATGCAAACGTGGCAGCCATCTTTTGTCCACACCATGACCACATCACCATCGGGCTCTGGCGCAACCTCTGGTTTTTCAACATCGTCAGGCAAATTCATGACAAACCGCTTGACTCGCAGAAAACTTTCTGCATTGACGGGGTTGGCTCCATGCCCATCCCAATCTGGGTACTGGTCAAAAATTTGCTGCAATCTATCGCAGGTGCCTAAGTCTTGTTTGGCATCAATCAAAGTTCCAATATAATCGGTAAATGAAAGAGTCCATTTTCCACTTACCAGGCTCTCCCAAACCTCACTGAAATCTGGTTTAGTCATCCTTCTTCTCCTCTGTTGTTGGTGGGTAGCACCAGTGGGTTGGCATTTTTTTGTTTTTAATATCCTCTGGCCATCCTAAAAAATGACCCTCCTCACCTGGGCATTGCGGCCAAGGTATATATCTGTGCTTCCATCCTTTTTTTGTAACCCAACGGCCACGACTATCCTGGACTTTTCCATTCTGGTCTTTTGCATCTGGATGTTCATCCCAAATCGACACCAATGCCATCCCCCATTTTTTGTTCCAAATTAGGATTTTGCTTCCATCCTTTGGCGCGGTGTCGATGGTTTGCCAGTTTGTGTTAATCATCCTTCTTCTCCTTCTTTTGAACTCCCCATCGTAAACGCGGGAATTTGTCACCCGCCACAAGGTCTAGCAGCCAGAATAACGCTTGCACAACACAAGCAAATGGGAATGCAATAACTGCAATCACAAGCCACAAAAACAGTCTGATACGGTCTAATGTGTTTTCGCTTGGTATAAAAACAGGTCTTTTGCGCTGTTCCGCCAATTCCTTTTGGCGTGCATCAACATCAGCTTCCGCTTTCTTTTTGATTGACCATTGGGGAATCGTATATTCAACGCCCTGAAAAACAATTTTGCCATTGCGCTCCGTAATTTTTGACCTAGCCATCGTTGTCCTCCTTATTGATAACCAATGTTTTTGTGCATGGGATTCCTTTCCATAACAACCATAAGACTGAATAGCAAAAATATGCCCAACCCAAAAAATAAAACGCCACAATAAAAAAATCAAACAACCGCACCTTATGAACAGACCAAAAGAAAATTACAGACGCAATCAGTCGCCAAACAATGCTTGTCATTTTAATGCTGTATTTTATAACCATGCTCTCCATTCTCCTTCCTCGTCTTTTCTTAGTATTTCCACAAATGAATCTATCAGCATTTGCCGCAATGCTATTGCGCCAACAGACAATTCATCTTTTGTGGCAACGTACTGTTCCCACAGAAAATTGACCTCGCACCAAATTTCTTGCAGTTGTTCTTCAGTCATCGCTCAGTCCTTTCGCGGATGCTGTTTCTGCGTTCCATAAATCTTGTGCTTCTTCTACGTTGTCCGCCCAGAAAGTGCTAAACTTACAATCGGAACAAAACATCTTGTAGCTTGCCCCGCTCCATCTAAGCATTTCTGCGGGACGAATGTCTTTTCCTTTACATTTTGGGCATGGGTTAAGTTCGCCTTTTGGTCGTACTGTGGTTGCAAGCTCGCCAAGTTGTCGCAACAGATCCCGCCATTCATAATCGGAACCTGTAAATCTAACAATTTCGCGGGAATGCTTACAGTCGCATTCTGGTTTCTTCGTGTATCTCTGCGTCAGAAACCACCATTGTTTGTCGTTCAAAATTTTGTCGTTACTATAACACACCATCAATCAGTCCTTTTAAGTAAAATAAAGCAATAGTAAGAACTACTGCGAATGCCGCGCTCAGTAAGGATGCGCAAAAACAGAACTTATCTAAGGATACAAGCATGTCCTGTTTAAGTTTTTCAACATTTGCATCCCAAATACGCTCTAATTCTTTGTAATCATCAAACATCACTCACCTCCTTATTAGCCAATTCCAGCAGCACATCGGCATGGCAATCTTTTTTACCCCAATTAGGCGGCGCTAGTGAGCACCAGCAGGCCAGGTTTTTACCCCTAAGCTCGTCAAGATAACTTTTTGGCATGTGATTAAGCGCATATTCTGCAAACATTCTCACCGCGCCCATACGGCCATATTCATCAGCAGAAAACGGATTCCCCCACTTGGTCGGGCGGCCAACATAGACCACGGGTAATCCGTTGGGGCTGGCGTCCTGTAGGTTAAAACCCTTGGTGCGCTTGCGCTGGATGCGTACTGGTTTAGTCATCAATCAGTCCTTTCACTTCATCAACCACCGTTTGTGCTGCGTCTGCCGCTGGCTTTGTCACCACTTGCGCCAAATCCGCTAAAACCTCTACAGGGGCGGTAACCACGCGGGTAACATCCTCTAAAACATTAAGAATGCTCTTAAACATCAATCAGTCCTTCCACATGGTGATAATCAAAAGACCAATCTGAAAAACCACCGATATAATGGTTGTGACCCTAACCGCCCACAAGGTTTGGGCAGAGTCCTTAAAGAAAAGCTGGGACTCCCTGTTTCTTTGTTCGCAGAGATAACAATAATCACACTTGTTCATCAATCAATCCTTTCAGTGCGTTTGCCGTTTCTTTCAGGTATTCATGAATGCATTGTTGGCAATCCCCATCCTCCTTAGTTCTGGAAACGTCATGAATACATGAATCATCAAATGGTAGTGCAATACACATTGGGTACACGCCCTCCACAACATTTTCAATTGCCTGGACGGCGGCTTTGATGATTTGTTGGGTGTCAGTCATCAATCAGTCCTTTTTCTTGACGTAAATTTGTCTATTAGTGCAATCCACCAAATGAATAGGGTAAGCCCTATATGAACAAAAACTTCTGGTATAAATCCATAAAATAACGCAAACAAAACGGCTAAAGTCGTAAACAATACAGCTATGGAAATAAGGTCATCGTCATGATTAGTCATCAATCAGTCCTTTCAGTGCTTCCAGGTGGGGGTTAAGGTGTTCCTCTAAGAACTGCTTCAGACTATTCAAGTCTACAAACTCCATCTTACTTTGGGTAAAAGTGTTGAATAGAGTATCTTTAATGGTATCAAATCGGTTTTCCAGTACATCCTCAATCGCCTCAACGGCGGCTTTGATGACATCTATTGCCCACGCCTCACGTTGCCTATCAAGATTCTTATAAACCTGTATTAGTTTTCGCGTTGCTTCTTCTTCTGTTTTATAGGCTTCTGTTCCACAAAAGCGGCACTTTCCTTTCTTATCAGTCATCAGTCGTTCTCCCCGTTTTCCAGTGATTCACTGGCTGGTGTTTCAGGTGTTTCAGGTGTTTCATTAAATGTTTCAGACGATAGTTTTTGACCTTTTGCAAGAGCAGCCTTCAGACCTTCATTGCCTTTGGCTGCAACGTCCTTTTTAACTTCACTAGGGAACACTTCCTCAACGGTGGTATCGCCATCCTTAATCGACAATGTAACCGCCCGCAAAGCCGTTAAATGCTCCAGCGTCAAATCTTCTAGCCCCTTAAGCTCAAACTTTTTAAGAATCATGTCAGCCGTAACGCCAAACTTTTGCATCGTTTCAATACACAATGCTCTGCGGCTGGCAAGGGTTTTTGAATCGCCCATTGTTACCTTCCTGGCCTCCTCAAACACGGGATGCCAATACGCTTGCGGCACAACCTTCAATGTAGCGTTTCGGATAGCCTTAGAGATTGCAGCGTTAATCGCCACCACAATCATATCGTCGTTGTAAGTTTTGCCATATTTATCGGCAATCCGTTGTGTCACCACCACGCTGATAGCCGTGTTGGTTTCTAAGTCATGGCACATCCCCTGCACCTCGACAAACTTATTTGTTTGACTGATAACCCTGGCGGCCACTTTAGCATTGCCCCATGCGTTCAAGATAATCTCTGCGAAACGACTTGATGCGCCTTCAATAATCTTACCACCACGCGGCAAGCCGTAAATGCAGGATGATGCAACGCCTTCGTTTAAGGTTGCCATTTGCAAGGCCGAGTCCATAAAGCGTTTAATGCTTCGTGGGTATCTTTTGGCCGTGGCAATTTGGCTATCAATCTCTGAACGCGCCACCAGCTCCATCGGTGTTGCCTCAATAGTTGCTGGTGCTGCCACCACTTCTAATTGTGAGTTGTTTGTCATTTGGTTTTCCTTTCGGTTGCTTGATTAAAAATCTGCGGGTGGGTTCACCCTGGGTTGTCATTTGTTCGGCAATGTCGGGGAATTTCTCACGCAATAGCGCACTGTTGACGCGCTTTGCACCAGCTTCCCCCTTCCATGTTGCCAAAACCTTTCCTTCAGCATCCACCAAAGCCTCGTTGTCTTTAATGAATCCCTGAATCTGCACAGCCAACAATTCCTCCTGGCTGTTCAATTCTTTCTGTTGCGCGCGGATTGCCTTCAGTTGTTGCATGGCCGCCAGTGTAGCATCATCCGCCACAATAGTCGTTCCAATTTGGCTAAACTTGTAAAGATTGGCCGCATCCGCATAGGTCACTGGCGCGGGCGGCACGCGATTCTCAACATGCTGCCAAAATACCGCCTCACCGTCGATAATCTGTTGCTGCGCCTCTTTATCAGCTTCCACCGCATAAAGGATAGGCCGCGCCCCTCCAATGCTCACATAAACGTGCGCCAGGTCAATACCAGCAACCGCCATGCCATGTTGCACCTGCGCCAGGTACGCCATCGGTATTCCATCACTGCCAACAGTATCCCAATCACGCGACCAGCGGGCAGTCTTAAGTTCCAAAAGAATCCTAACGCCATCTTTCTCAACAATGCCGTCTGGGTTGTACCGCATAAACTGGTGCTTAGGGTGAACCATCGCCTCCCGTGGTTGCAACACTTCAATCTGCATCTCGGTTGCGTATTGCTGCAAAAGCACAGGCTCCATTGCGTTGCCCTGCATCTGCTCCCAAGTTGCAGCTTGCACCATATCCTCGGTAATTGTCTGAATTTTCTGTTCGTACAATTCCAGGGGCGTTGTCCAGTGCGATAAACCAAGGGCGGCGGCGGCATCACTGCCGCCTATCCCTTTCTGCCTATCTAAATGCCATTGTAAGTTTTTCATGACTTATACCCTATGCTCCCAAGGCACAGCACAATCGCGGTCAAAATCAAAGTCCTGATACTCCGCATAGAATCCTTTGACCGTTTCTAAAATGTCGTCACTTTCTGTACTGAGCTTAACAAACGTAATGCACTCGTATGCTTCAACAATGCCATCTTCTTCACAGCGCATTTGCAAGTCTTTATCTGCCAAGTCGCCAGCTTCTTCAATGGTTTTGGCGTTAATTTCTATAATGTCGTCTTCATCAACATATTCGTCGTCGTAGTAAAAATTCCAGTATTCCATAACAGTTCTCCTTGGTAGGTGGTATCCTTGGTGGATATGTTTTATATGACACGAAAAAATTGCGTGTGTCAACAGTTTTTTTGATATTTTTCAATTTAATTTTTCCAAACAAAAGGCTTGTAATCCTTAAACAAGTGCTTCCAAAACCATTCTTCCCCATATTCTTTTTTAAGGGCAAGCAAAGGAATAACCTGGTCGAACGAAACGCTCGCCATGTATTCGCATTCTTTTGCCTTGTAAAGTTTTATATGTTTACTATGATTTACTATCCAATCATTTTCTAGAATATCGTCAACCGCAGCACAAAAATGTTTTATTATATCTGCGTCAGTCAAAAATTGCGTTCCAATCAATCCTTCTAAATTCCAGCATTTTATGCGGCGGCGAAATTTAGCAATAATGAGGGGTTTCCATACTTGTTCCTCCTTATAACTATCAGCAATTTCTTGCGCTTTTTCCCAAATTTCTTCGAATTTTTTATAAACTTCGCTACCTAACTCATTATAAAAAAAATATTCTCTTATAACGGAACCAATTTCCCACTTTTCCATTACAATTTTTTGCAATTCTGAAAGTTGGTATGGCTTTTGAGGCGTGCAAATTAAATCTACAATTTCTTTTGTTTCTGGCGCGGCATTTTCTATCGCTTTTTCCTTTTTCCAAAACATTGGTTTCTCCTAAAAATCTTGTGGTGGGTAATAATCTTCGCTCTCCGCTGGATAGTCCAAGATGCGCCAGCTCTCCTGAGCCCGCTTGACCTTGCTATCGGGAATGGCGGCAATGCCACCGATAAACACCACGCCCAGGATAAGGCCAGGTAAGAGGCGCAGCAGTGTTTGTTTAAGAAAGTTTTTCATTACCCCAACTTTTTCTTTGCGGAAAACGGGCATACATAGACATGGGGATGTGTTCCATTCTATAATTGCATCAGCTTCAGATTCGCGCAAAAACGTGCTAACTCTGCACGATGGTCTAACGCATTGAATAGCGGCGTAGTTAGCCAAAACAGGGTATTCTTCATTGCGTCTAATTTCTCCGCTAGCGCCACAGCGCGGGCATGGTTTAAGCTGCTTCATTACATCATCCCTTAAATGTTAAAATAAGACCCACAGCATCAGCGGAACAAATCCCCCCAACGCTGCGCCGCAACCCACGCCGCAACCCACCGCCAGCACCAAGTTCCAAAACACGCGCCACCTAGCTTTGCGCCTGGCCTCTTCCTTCTCACGCTGTATGCGCTTCCAATCCAAAATGCGCTGTTGGTCGGCTGTTATCGGCGGTCTAAGCATGGCAAGAGCGTCTTGACGAGATAGCTCAGCCCGTATCATGCTAAGCTCTATATTACCCACAAATTGTTCAGCAGAGCTTGCAAACGCGCCTCGCCATAGTCCATCAGGATTAACAATGTTGTGCTGCGGTTGGTTGCCCCAACCCTTCATCCATGCGCGGTTTGATTGTTCAGTCATCGCTTCCCTCCTCCTTTAGCACAAACACTCTGTTTCCTATTTTAATTTTAGCCCCCAGCAGGTTAGCTCCCTCCAGGTCAGCCCCTGAAAGGTCGGCCTTTATCAGGTTAGCCCCACGCAGGTCAGCCCCACGCAGGGAAACACAGCGCAGATTAGCATTTTGCAGGTCAGCCTTACATAAATTAACACCTTTCAAATTGACACCACCTAAGTCAGCATATTGCAGGTCAACATTGGCTAGGTCAGCATGTTGCAAGTTTACACCAGCCTTAAGAGCTAGGTGAACAGCGTGGCCAACAGTGTGATTCTTACTGGCACTGGTGTAAATCACTTCGCCATATACGTTTATAATTTCAGTCATCGGTTGGTTCCTTCTCCAAAAGCAGTTGTTTTTTCAGCTGCAGTTGTTTTTTCAGCTGTGGAAATTGCTCCAAAGTTTTTCTGGCAATATCAAAAGCCAGTTTTAGGGCAAGCTCTTCGCTGTCATCCCACTCAAGGTCACAAAGCAACTCTTGCTGAAAATTAGCTGATAGCTTTTTATCCAGCAAAATTAGGTAAGCCTCAACTTCATGTTGCTTAAGGTTAAATGTCATCGGTTTTCTCCTTATCCTTAGACTTTGGCGGTGATAACAGTTGGCTAAGCTCTGATTGCCTTCTGTTAATAATTTCCATGTATTTGTTATAAAAACTTGGGTCATTAGCTTGTAAATTTTGCCTAAATTGAAACTCCTCCGCCCAATTTCTATAAATGTTTGGCGTGCCAGCAATACATTTTTCCATCATAGCAACCCACGCTACAATGTTGACGCTTTCGTTAATCATCGGTTTTCTCCCTGGTTGGTTGACTGTCCACAAAAATATTTTCTAAAAATCTCAGTTTGAGCTAGCAACTCTTGATTAGAAGCGACCCCAGAGCATCCGCCACTATTGTAAATTACTACTGCGTGACGAATTGCCTCTGCGGCACATTTAGACCAGTGGTGTCTAAACCACTCCGTAATGCCAGCGAAAGCATCTTTTTCCTTTCCTTCATCGTAACCACGCGGGTCATAAACAATACCACCCATCACATCTTTCGCCCTGCAAAAAGCGTCTGCAACATTGTAAGCCGCGCACTCCAACCTCCACTCCGTGCCACCGTGGCATTGGCAACTATTGCCGTATTCCCACCCAAACGCATGGTTGGGAGTAATATCTATTTCATTTCTCCAATCACGGTTGGGTTCCCAATCACGGTCGGGGTCAATAATGATGTTGCTTAACGACCTTTTTTGCTTACTACTATTTTTGCGGTCAAAAATGCCCTGTATTTTATATTTAATCCTGAAAATATCCTTTATGTTTTCCTCAAGCTCGCCAGCAATAGTTAACCCGCTTAAACCAAGCCTGGCCAACCCAACAAATTTTCTAAGAGATGTTTCTTCAGGGTAAACTTCTTCAAAAATAGGTAGCCCCCGCTCAATAACATCCAAAGTAAACATTCTAACTTTTATAAGGTCATCTAAATTGCGGAAAGCTTCAGTGCAATGTATCACATCGTCTAACCTTAAATATCTTAAGAGTGTTTCAAACAAAAGTGGATCATCATCAGGTTTTTCTTTGCCAGTTTTTTTTAACAACCAAGCCATATTGCCATCAAAATTATTAAGTTTTTCTAACTGTTTTAATGTGACAAAAGAGTGATTCATTATTTTTCTCCCTGGTTGGTTGACTGTTTGAGGATGGCACGCCCGTCAGCCCGTGTCAATAAAAAAATGTATAAAAAAACTATTGACGCGGCATATATAATGTGGCTAGATAATATGGTGTTTTACCGCAAAGGAGTTAAAAATGGTTACAGAACATCTCGACGGCAAATGTGTAAACATTCGCCTACCCTTAGAGCAAAAGGCGTTTTTGCAAAAATACGCCAGGCAAGAGGGGCGCACTATGACAACGCAAATTCAGTATATGATTAAGAAGGCAATGGCGGAGGCAGAAAAAAATGAACATTGATGGCTATCTAAAAAAACATGGCATTAGTTTTTCAGATGCGGCCAATCAATTAAACCTGCGGTCAGAGGCGTTGCGTGCTTACAGTTCAAAAGCGCGGTATGCCAACCCTGAAATTCAGGAAATAATTATTGAATGGTCAAACGGTGAAATCTTGAAAGAAAGTTTCAAGGAAGCTTATTGCTACACTGGTCACATTGTCAGTGAGCCGAAAGGTGAAACTCCAAAAAATAACGACCTAGTGTCGTTTATGCTTAACACGTTCGGCAGCAGGGTCAGGCGTGTTGGTGGTAGTTATGCGCTAGATGGCAAGCCAATTCAGACAAAGGAATTGTATCAGGCGTTGCAGGATATGCTTAAAAAGGATGGCAGCGACATGGTGATTCAATACCCTGGGGTGGTACGGCGATGAAAAGTGCAAACGACAACAAAAAAAGCCTGGATTTTTGGGAAATATGCTCTAAAGCGGCACTAATACCAGAGATTGTTTCAGCTTTTAATGCGTTAACTTATTCAAATCTTAATATAAAATCAAAAGATGATTTGGCCAGTAAAATAGAAGAATTGAAAAGATTTGCACATTTTTTCCATGACTATATTTGGCTAAAGACGGAGAAACCCATTGATTGTTTTGCTAAGGAGGAAGGCGAATGACAAGTGCAAATGATAATAAAAAAGTTATTTACTTTGAAGTTGCTTGCGCTGAAGCATCACAAGAACCAGAATTTGTTAAACAATACAACAGGCTTACCAATTCAAATTTTAATATAAAATGCGTAAATGATATTGAAAATCAGATGGATGAACTAAAAAAGTTTGCAGAATTTTATTATAAATATGTTTGGTCACTATTGCCTGATGATTGTTTTGTTAAGGAGGAAGGCGAATGACACCGCAAGAATGGTGGCGTGCGCTTAAAGACGCTGGGTTCGATGCAACCACAACCAAGGTGCTGTATGCGCTTAGCTTGGAACCATTTGACAGCAATGGCACGATGTGTAGTCCACCCGTGACTTACGCATCTTTTGCTCGAAAAGCTGGGGTAAAAAAAGGCGATGTTTGGCTGTCTATTCACAAGGCTAGGGGAGCTGGTTGGCTAGTGGACAAGGGGAACTACTATCGCAGTGCGGATTGGTTAAATGTTTTATGGACATTAGCCGTGGGGGATAAAAATGACTAAACCTTTTTCAGTAAGCTTTATTGTACCTGGCCACCCGTTCGGTAAGCAGCGCAGCCGTTCAACCAAGAGCGGCAGGCATTACACGCCACAAGAAACCGTGCGCTATGAAAACCTGGTGATGATGCAGGCAATGCAAGCGATGCAGGATAGGCCGCCCGTGGACATAGACGTGGGGCTAATGTTCGTGGCCGTGTTCCCTGTTCCTGATAGCTGGTCAGCTAAGAAACGTGCAGCAGCCCTGGCGGGTGATATACGCCCAACCAAAAAGCCAGACTTGTCGAACATTCAAAAGGCCTTAGAGGATGGTATGAATGCTGTTGTCTTTAAGGACGATAGCCAGATAACAGAATCTGGGGGCAGCAAGAAAATCTATGGCGAATTGCCATGCGTGAAGGTGTGTGTGTACGACCGCAAAGCCTTTGATATTTCGATTGTCGTCAAGGGCGCACAGTTAGAATCTCTTTAGAATAAAAGCAAAAAATTATGGGGATTCATCAAAACAAGGTAAAACGAATCTTGTTGTTAGAGGCCATTCGGTATCAGCGCAACAAATGCCATTTGTGCGGGCAGCCTATGAATTCACCTAAGCATTTGGATGACCCAATGCGGGCAACAGCAGACCATGTTATTCCCAAAAGTTTTGGTGGAAAACTAATAGGAAACATTAAAGCCGCCCATGCGAAATGCAATGTTGAGCGCGGCAACAAAATTATTTAACATACTGGTGAGGTTTTGTAATGAGTGATAATTTCCCGTTTTGGAGGATTTTAATTTTAATGGTATTTTTCTTTTGTGGCGTCGAAAGTTTGCTAAAGACTTATCTAAGGCAAGAAGCTGACAAAGCTTTTAAAGAAATGGTTATAAAGATCATCCTAGAGGAATAAAGATGAAATGGTTTGAAAGGGAAGACCAAACTTTTCACATTATAAATATGAAAAGAAAGTTTCTGTCACAAGCAATTAAGATTCAAGAAAACAAATGCCATCTTTGTGGCGAAGCCATGCTTCCAGTGTCATCATTCCCTGACCTCATGCGGGCAACAGCAGACCATGTTATCCCCCTAAGCTTGGGCGGGAGGACGACAGCTGAAAACATCAAGGCGGCGCACTATAGTTGTAATACCGCGCGAGGCAATAAAATCATCCCGCCCACTTGACTCCGCCGACAGAATTGGTATGGTTAACGGACTGTTATTGCGCGGCAGTGAAACCCTATTTGTGAAGGTGTGTGGCGCAATCGCACACTTTCACTAATGGGGTTTTTTTATGGGTAAAAATAATGTTTAGGGCTAGAAACTGGGATAGTTTTCAATCCTATAAAGACCGCAATCCGCCCTGGATACGCCTTCACAAAAGATTGATTGACGACATCAACTTTCAAAAAATGAATGCCGATGCGCGGGCTTTGCTTCCTATGATTTGGCTACTGATAAGCGAGGACGCAGACCCTGTATCAGGGATGTTACGCCTTGGTTACGAGGAGCT